ATCATTTGCTCCATTACCATTCGTCGGGTTTCTTCTGATAGTTCGCCTTGATTCCATGCCACACCTTCACTCATTTTGTTGCACTCCATGGCCCCCAGCCGTAACCGTGACGTTCTACGCCGTAATTATAAATTGCTAACGCTGCGCGCAAATTAACATCAGCCTGTAACAGGTTTTCTGCTTCGGTAATAATGCCGGCATCTTGAAGCCATGGTGTCCAAAATCCGTTGATCTGCATTAGTCCACGCGACCCGCCGTTTGGGTCTTTGCTGTTGTATGCGTTTGGTGTGCAATTTGATTCACGCCACATCACAGATTCGAGCACGGTGCGTTGATCTGCAGGCCAGCCAAGGTTGACCGCTAGCGCGCTGAACTGCTCACAAGCGGAGCTGTATGGGTCAATGTAAATCGTTGAGCTGGTAGTTGTGGTCGGCTCAATTAGGTATGGCGTGACGTCAAACGGTGCCAGGGCAATAGTCCCAGACGGGCTACCAGACGCGTCAGGAGCCCCCACAGCGACCGTAAAGCCAAAGACCGTACAAAGCACTAGCCCAATGATTTTTTCTGCAAAATAGTTCATCGTTTCTCCAAAGGTATGGGCACGCCCCAACTGGATGCGGCCGTTCTGAATGCGATTTGTCCCATTAGGAACTTGCCCGACTCTGGGCTAGAAAATATCTGTACCAAGATTTCTTGGCCGTTGTCCATCACTCCTGTATAGACGCTGTAATCAACGATCTGCGGTTCAGTCATTGCCTGTCCTTTTGTCGGTACCCCGACCCTAGAACATAGATCAAGCCTTAGGTGGGATTTCCCCGAACACCTTTAAAAATGCGGCTTTTACAAAGATCACCGAATCGGCGGCCTGTGGTGTGATCTCAATGTGGAACCAATCGCCACCTGGTGCACCGTGGATTGTTGGCTTTTCATACTTCTGCCATGCGTACCGATCACAACGCCATGCTCGACCTTGTGGTTCTGGGAAGTAATCCAAAATACATTGCAGGCCAAGATCGTTGGCGTTGGCAACAAGTTTGTCAATAAAGATCAGCGCTTCTTTGCGTCCTGCTTTTGGGTTCTTTTCGCTCCTGCGATACGACAAATCAACAGCTCTGCCAGTTGCGTGCACCGACAAAGACCCAGGCTTACCGCGCATGTCACGTTGACCCCAAGAGCCGTTGTTCCAAAGCGCGCCATTAGATGCAACGATTGCTTGCTTTATCCATTCGTTCATGCCGGCACGGGGCGCTGGTGACGCACCATCCGCGTTGCCGATGTAGTCGCGTGCGTTTGGCACGCCAGCCTTAGCTTTGGCTACTGCCACGACCAAACTTCATGTCTTTAGGATTGAAGTAGCGCAATGCTGTTGGGCAGACCGCGCCGATCGCAGCTGCTAATAGTGCGGATGGGTCGGTGTTGCCTGTTACTGCTAGCGCAACGACGGCGGCGAGCATTGAGCGACCGTATGACGCGAGTAGGGCTTTGTCTTTAGGCTTCAACATCTTTGTCTCCTTCTTTTGCTTTTGACTTTAGCCCGTTTGAGGCCACTAAGCCTGACAACGTGCCAGTCATAAAGACGGTCAGGGTTGATAGCAGGTCTATGAATGCGGCGTCATTGGGCGATTGATTCCCGATCGGCTGTGTGACAAACATAAGTGACCAGACAAATCCAAGCACGGTGATTGCAAAGACGCTGGCAAGAATGATGCCGACAACAACAATTAGTCGAGCGTGAAGCTCCTCTGGTTTAAGGCGTGCTCTCATAAATTAAATCCCTTGTGCACGTTCCAGATGGGTTGCAGATCGGTGGCTCGCATTCAGGTTTCTGCCAGTTTGCTGGGTCTTGACACGGGTAGCGATATGAGCCGTCATAACTACAGCCAGCGCAACCCCACAAAACGACCGCAACAAGCGCGACGTAGCCGATCAGGTAACGCCATCGCATTATTTGCCGAGAGGAGCTGGTGCATTTACTTGTTTTTGTATGAACTCTTCATATTCTTCAGGTGTCATTGGACGGACAGTTTCATCGATTTGGATGAACACTTCGTCCTGCGGATATTCGGCAATGGCTTCTTCGTATGTCATATTTAGTTCCTGTAACCGTAAATGCGAATAGTTCCACCAGTCATCGTGCCTGCGCTTGGTGCAAGGATAAATCCTGTGCTAGATGCAGCGTTGCTGTCATGTGTGCCACATGAACCGTTGTAAGCGCGTCCAGCGTATGTGCCGAAACAGTTGCTCGTGGTTGCGGTAAAAGGGTTTGCGACTGTTACCTCAAAATCGTTTAACCCTGTGCTGCTTCCAGTCGCAACAAAGAATCCTAAATTTGACCCGTTGAGTGAAGACACACCACCGATTGAGGCTGTCCCAGGAAGATTGTAAATCAAGTTGCCAAAATAAGTACTGCCTGTTGAGTTGTTTAGTTTGAGATAAACAGCAGCTCCAGCACTTGAAAAAGTAATGCCCGATGCAACAATTTTGTAAGATTGATAATCGGTGCTAAATGCGCTTGTGACAGTTGCCGACGCGACAGCCGTGCCGATCGTGTCTGACTTAATTTCCCACATTCCAATTGCGTTCATCTGTGCAGCGGTAAGAATGCTTCCTGCTACGAAATCCGGTGGTGTTGCCATAATGCTCCCTATCCTAAAACATTGTCTGCGTCAAGTGTGCCATACGTGGCGTTATCCAAAATCAATTCATAAACGATGGTTGTTGGGGCAGTTGAGTACAGCACACGGTGGCCTGTGGAATAGTCCAAATAATGCTCAATGCCTTCAACTGACAGTTCTTGCGCCAACTGCGTTGTGCCGGCACCGCTCGAAAACGTTTTTTCAATGCTGATCGTGTCGCCAATGTCCACGGTCGCCAAAGTGTCTTTTTGGGCATCGGTCAGCATTAGGAACTTGGTTTCTACAGATGTAAACCGTGGTTCAGGTTGTGGGTCAAGCAAGTAACTTGCAGCCGTATCTATGGCTGTTTGCTCATGCAACAGGCTGTTCAGGATGCTGCTGGTCTGAATAAAATAGGTTGCGATTGAGCCTGCGTTGGTTGCGGTTGCGGTCTTTCCGTTTAAACCTGTCACCACAGACCTGTTGATTACTTCGTTCGCCTCAAAAGTAATGCCCAAACCGTCATATTTAATTTCGGTTCCGTCGTCATGGAAGTCGGCCACCGATGGACTAAGGGTAGTTCCAGTTCGATTCTGGAATGTCAACGTGCCCGCAGAAGACATAAACAATCGTCCAAACTCCGCGGTCTCATTGATCTGGGTGATGTACTGCAGCACGTTTGTGCCGGCAGGAACGGTGTACGAGGAATCGTGGCCAAGATTTACTGTGCCTGTAGCGATGTTGCGTTGTAGCGCTGGGAAATCAACTTCTGGGAGATCAAGCACGGTTTCAATGCGCTCGCCAGATGTTTCGGCGGTGACGTTTAATTCGTTCATGTAGGTCTGTGCGAGCAGGTAAAACTGGTCAGCGCAATACACGGTCACGGTGTCTAGGCCGCCGAGCGCAAAGTTGTAGTCATAGTTAACGACGTAGCCCGAAAACAGGTATTCGGGGCTGTCGGTCTGGTCGTAGCGGATGAGCTGCACTTTACGCATCGGTGCAAGACCTGGCTTAGATTGCGGTGTGTCGTAATACGGGCTGTTGTCATCAAATGGGTTAAATATGCCGTCAACGTCGCGGATGGTAAATGTCATCGTGCCTGCGCTGAACTGATCGCCGACATCTCGACGACCGCGCCTGACTTTTACGTTTGTGCAATCAGCCATAACGTCGGCGTATTCGGTGTTGCCGTCAAGCACAAAGAACGTGTTATCAAGTACACCAGATGTCACGTTGTCAAGCGTGAATGCGTTAACAATAAACCCTGTTTCTATTTGCAGGTCATAGTTACCTGAATCAACAACCGCAACGCCTGGCATTAGGCAATGTTCAGAGCCAACGGCCCTGCACTCCGTGAGTAGGCGCGCAACGCGTTAACAACAGATTCACCGATCTCGGCGCTTGTGGCAAGACCGCCAGTTACGTTGATAGTCACGCCGCCGCCTGTGGACATGCGATTTAATGGCACTACGGCTTCTGGGCCTGCTTCACCGATTAGCGCCAAGGTAGGTGAAGACACGATGCCACCATCAGCAAGTCGAGGAATGTTCATACGTCCAGGTGCAGGCGTATTAGATGTTTTGCCAAGTTGTGGCACGGGCACGGTTGGCGCTTTTGGCAAATCAGGCAACAAAGGGATTGAGTTATATGCGCTAATAATTGCGTTAACTGCGCCAATTGCGGCGTTAACCATGCCGGCAAAAAACCCGATAACCGTGTTGACAATTAGGTTAATGCCGTCACGGAACCACTCAAACTTGTTGTATGCGGTTACAAGACCCACGATCAGCAATGCGACGCCTGCTGCAATAAGGCTGAATGGGTTGAGCGCCATAGCAATGTTTGTGGCTACGATCGCCGCGGCAACTATGCCGATAGCGGCTGCAATTGCTAAAAATGCTTTGGGGTTGTCTTGAGCCCATGCAGCAAACTTGTTCAGCACAGGTAGCACGGCTTCAAGCACAGGCAACAGCGCGGCACCGATTGACTCTTTGGTTTCGCCAATTGAGTTTTTAAGAATCTTCATTTTGCCTGCAGCGGTTTCGGCACTCTTGGCAGT